ATGAATAAAATTTATAGTAATAGTTTTATGTGGGCGTATAAAAGGGTTATGCCTAAAAGAATTACAACTAGCAAAGAAATAAAAATAGCAGTAATAGATAGTGGAGTAGATAATGAACATCCAGAGATAAAAAATAATGTATTACAAGGTAGGGATTATTTAGGGGATAATACACATGGATTAATAGATACTTTTGGACATGGAACACAAGTTTCGGGAGTGATACTGATTTTAAACAGAAATGTGAAGATAATTCCTTATAAAGTTATGAAAGAATTTAATGATGGTATATCATTGAATATAATCAAAGCAATTTATGATGCTATTGAAGATGGTGCTAAAATTATAAATATAAGTTTAGGAAGTTATAAAAATCCTAATATAAAAGAAGAAAAATATATTATAGATATGTATATTAAAGCAATCCAGTATGCTAAAGAAAATAATGTGATAATAGTTGCTTCTGCTGGTAACGAGGGAAATGATTTGAGTAAGTTTGATAAGATACATGTACCTGGAGGATTGGAAGGTGTTGTGTCAGTAGGAGCTAGTACCAGAAATGGAAATTTGGCAAATTATTCAAATTATGGATTAATTAATATAGTAGCCCCAGCAGGGAATTATGAATATGATAACAATAGGAAAATTATAAATGTTGAGGAAATGGTGTTTACATATACTTCAAATACATCTCCATTTAATGTTATAGGATATATGGGGGGATTGTCAAGAGGATATACGTTTAGTTTTGGAACAAGTATTGCTACTCCATTCGTAACTGCAGCTTTATCTGTTATTATAGGAAATAATTATAATATAACAACTGGTGAGGCATTAAGAGTTCTTTATAATAATGCAGAAAGCACATGTAGTGATGAGAGATTAAATGAGTATAAGGAAGTAAGAATAAGATAATATATTAAATAATAAAATACTATTTCTGAATGGTTTTTATGTACGAAGTAAGTTTTTTGGAATCTATATAAAACAAATCATATTTCTGATACTGTTTTAGAGTTATCAGATAATTTAATACCAGCAGAAAGTAAAGTTTATCCTTTTATTAAAAAATATTCACAAAATCACACGAGTATTACTGTTACTCTGTTGAAGGAAGTCATCCTCAACAGTTAGAAAATATTTAGCAAAATTTGTATCATTAGGATTAATTGAAACATAAGGAAATAAAAAATAGAACCTATATGTCAGTAGAATAATATTTATAGTAGTAGGTAATATAAATATTTTGTACGTTTGTCAATGATGTGAGACAAAAAATAATAAAAATAAAAGAAAGATATGATATAATTTTTTTGAAAAAATTATAAATAACTTACTAGAATTAGGAGGCTTATTCGCTAGAGATAAAACAGCTTTTTGATTTAATGTAGTCAAGGGGTTTTGAAACAAACTAGCGAAGCCCTTGAATATATTAAGAAAAAAGCTAAAATACAAAAGCGAATAAGTCTTTAAGTTATATTTAACAACTGTTTTCTCTTTTCAACAGTAGACAACCAACCGAAAGTTGCATAGAAAGTCTATTAGAATAGTATAAATAACAATTCATTTGCAATTTTTAATCATTATAAGAATAAAAATTTAAAGTAGAATAGAAACGTTCATTATCATTTTTATGACTGAGTTTAACCTTACCATTATGCCTAGGTGTTCTAGGTCGAATTAATTCATGAATAATACCTAGTTCGTTACATAAAACACCAAAAAGATGACTGCGTTTAATTTCTTTAAAATAACTGAATTCAGCCCTATTGTCAGTTTGTATGGTATTGGGTTTGTATCCAAAATAGTCAATAGTCATTTTAATAAATTGAATAGTAGAGTAGGAACTTTATTCCTTGAAAGGATAAATAAAACGTTCACGACTAGCTTCATCAATAGCAGTATATTAGTAAAATTTATCAGGAAATTGAACGACATAGCATTTTAGGAATAAACTTAACATCAAGTTGCCATTTAACACCTAATTTAGTAGGGATATCATAAAGTTTAGGGACATACACCTTCTTCTTCTTTTTTTTTATATTTAAAAAAATCCAGTTTTTTAAGAACACGAAAAAGAGAGCAAGGATGCCTATTATATTTTTTCTTTGTTTTAAGTTTATAGAATAGCTCAACTAAAGAAATCTTAGGATTACGTCTAATATAGCTTTTGATCCAAGATATTTCTACATCTGTATAAGAATTAGGGTGTTTAGATAAAGTTTTATGAGAGATTTATCAATTAATGATTCTTTAGTACCATCAAATTTTTTATTCCATCTCATAAGAGATGCTTTTGATATTTTATATCTTCTACATACAAATTTTATAGAGAGACATCTTCCGTATGTTTTTACTGCGTAAAATTCTGTTAATGTATGAGATAAATATCTTTGAGTCTGTATTGTTTTTTTTGTATTAAAATAGTCATGAGAAAAAAGCTTCTTTATTATTTGTATGACTACTTATAATAATTTTACCAGCTTTCTTCTTTTTTTTTTTATTTTGTCTCACATCTATTGTAACGCAATAAGTATGAGGCATATATCGTTGTGTATTTTTTAGATTTTCTGATATAATAGTATTCATAAGAGTAAATTCCTTTTTTGATTTGTCGTAATTTCATTATACAGGAATTTACTTTTCTTTTTTTTATTTTGTCTCACATCTATTGTAACACTTCAGTTTGGTTTATACCACGATAAATAGAGTTTTTAATTTCATTAGTAGAAAGTGGAAGGGGAGCTGACAATGTTCTTTCCTTTGTAGTAATTTCTAGTTTCCAACCTATAGTAAGAAATCCTTCTTTAATACGTCCTTTTCCTTTGGGATTAATAATAATTTGTTCTTCAATTTTATGTTTAATAGATAAGTTAGCTTGTTTTAGAATGTCTTTCCAGTCTTTACCAAAAATATTTAGAGCACGATTTGAGTTAATCTTGTTTTCTTGAAATTCATTTGACGGTAATTTGCAGCTGATTTTTATTTCTGATATTTCGTTTGTGTCAAGATTTTTTAATTCTACATATACATCAGTTTTACATTCACCTGATTTTTGAGGTCTAGGTTTGTCACATTGTAAAACAAAATAAGTAGTATCATTATATAAAAATTTAGATGAAGAGTTAAAAATATTTATGACATGTTGTTCCAATTTTGAATATTTTTTTCACCCATACAAAAGTCTCCTAAAAAGTAATATTTTTATTTATAATTAATTATATACAGATAAGATTAATTACATATCATTTTTATAAAAATTACTACTAGGGTGCATAATTTTTTATTTATATATAGTCTTATCTATTAAAGATTTTTGTTAACTCTCGTTCTAAATTGACTTGTTTTACGGCCCAATGTGTATTATTAAGTTCGAATCTTTCGATTCCAAGTTCTAAGCTATTTTTGTATAGAACATCAAGTTGAAATTTACTGTGGATTTCAAAAACTACTTTTACAGAGTTGCCTGAAACATCTATTCTTTTTACGTAACCAGAGCAAACTAAATTTTCTTTATTATTTTTATTGCCCCCTTGATCTGCCACGAAAATAGTAGGTAGTAAAGTCAAAGTTTCACGTTCTTTCATGCCTAATATAGACAAAGGTTTGACTAAATCATCGCACCATGCATTTATAACCCTGTCTTTATGAATAATAAATGATCCAGTTGTTGCACTTCCATTTTTGTAGTCCGCATGTTCTATTCCCCCAACAATTAAATTATAAAATATATTATAATCAATCATGCTATTATTGGTATGAGAGAAAGATGTTTGATTGTATGTAAATGCAAAGTTATTATAATTTATTTCTTTGTTTATATTATTTTTTAATATAGTATTGTTATTTTTCATTAAATGATTTGTTTTATCAAAATTATTGACATGAATACTTTGATTAATTGTTTGTCCGATAGGATGTGTTAATTTCCACTGTGTATATGCTCCATTTTGAGTAAAATACTTTTCAATTGTCGTTCTTCCTAATTTATTATTTTGTTTTTTATCTATTATATATATAAGTACACTAATTAGAAAAATTTCAATTTCAATAGTATGAGTATATTTCAATTCTTTTTTTTCTATTTTTTTCATATGTGTCGTTTTAAAATATGTATTATCTGGAATAGAGGTGTCATTAGTAATAATTTCTAAAATAGCTTTTGTAAACCATTCTAATTTTGCTTCAGATAAAAAAGTAGTAATAAATGAAGTTGTCTCATCTAGAATTTCCCAACAACTGTTTTTAACTCTATCTCTAAATATTTTTACTGTACTTGAATCTGTAAAAGTTATTATAGAGCTATTATTTATCTCACATCTTTTATAACGCGATGTATCTTTTTTTAATGTAGCTGGTGAGGCTATAACTTCCTCACCTGTAACAAGTTTAATTAATCCTTTTAATATATTTGAATCAGATACTGAACTTTTTTTACAGTTTAGTTTTTCCCTAGAATTAACCGGAGTTTTTTTTGCTTCAATTAGTAAATTTAACAATATTCCTCCACACAAATATGGATAGTGTTCATTAGACATCTTTATGCCCCCCTTTTTATATAAAAATAGTAACGTTAGTAACCGTAGTAACGCTTGGTAACTATTGCAAGTAACCAAAGTAACGTTAAGATATATAGTATAAATAATAAAAAATCTATATTTTAGAAAACGGTTGTTTATAGATATATTATATCACATTCGGAAAACCGTATAAAGATTAAATTTCAAATAATCTGTAAAATATACAGAATTTATTATTTAAATATAATTACTCAAAAAGTCATAGTGGCCACTAAGACGGTGAGATACAAATGAATTAAATAGATAAGTCCGAGATAACGATAAAGGTTATTTTGCTAACTTATTTAAAATTCTATGTGCTTTCCGTAATTTTAGTGTGCCATTTTTTACACTACAGAAGTCTCATAGTAATAAAACTTCATTTGTGATCTCACCTGAGTGGGAAAGAGGTCACTATGGTGATTATTACAAAAACAAATAAAAGATTTATTACACTACGTACTAGAAAAACTTATCAAGATGATAGAATGACTTATAGTTATGAGTTTGCAGATGGTGATAAATATACTTTAGAAATTGATAAAGATGGAATCACAGAAGCGGATATAAAATTACTTCATTCGATAGATGATAGTGAGGTCTATAATAATTGTAAAAATGCTAGACCGGGAAGAACAAAAGAAGAAAAAGACATAATAAAAGCTTGGAGAGAAAACTTTATAGAAGAATTTAAGAATAATCATGGTTATGAACCTCAAAAATCAGATGTAGATTATTATGAAAATGAGGAATTTCCAAGAAATTATAATTTATCTCTAGATGCAGATTTAGTTAATTCTGATAAATCAGCTATAGAGAATATGGTTTTAAAAAATACAGAATTTGAATGGTCAGATGAAATTTTAACCGCATTTGAAATACTGACTAATAATGAGAAACTAGTTATTGAAAAAATCTATTTAGAAAACATGAAGAAAATAGATATTGCAGCTGAAATGGGAATATCTAATGCGATGGTGACAAAGTATCATAAAAAAGCATTAGAAAAACTAAGAATGAAAATTTAATTAAAAAATGTAAGAAGGGGTTAAAAATACTCCTTCTTTTTTTGACTAAGATATGTAGGGGTTAACTTACAAATTATAAATAGGAGGGATACTGATGAAACATAAGGTTATTATCAATGTATCGGATTCAAATCATAAAGAGATTCAAATTTTAAAAGCATCTCGAATAACGATACCAAGGAAAATTGTTCAGTGGTTATTTGGAGAATATACTCAAGTATACTTACTAAAACCTGGTCAGACAATTCATTCTGTAGATGTTAAAGAAATTAAGAAAGGGGTGAATCTATATGAGTCAAACAAAACAATTGCTTAGTGTTATAGAGGATATAAGACGATTAGCGGATAGTCTTCAAAGTCTTTGTGAAGTAATGACTAAGGGAAAATTAGAACAAACTTCTGTTGAAGAAAAATCAAAAGTAGTCGAAGATGTGAGTTCTGAATTAATAACTAACTCTACTAAAGAAGAGCAAACAATCTCACTTGAAGAAGTACGTGGGGTACTAGCTAAAAAAGCCCAAGAAGGTAAGCAAGCAGAGGTAAGAGAGTTAATTAAAACTTATGGTGTAAGCAAGCTATCAGAAGTTGAAGCTAAACACTACGTTGAACTAATGAAGAAAGCTGAGGAACTTTAATATGGGAAAACATGCTTTGTTGAATGCATCAAGTGCTCATAGATGGCTTACTTGTCCACCGCTACCAAGATTAGAAAACTTCTTTGAAAAAGAAGTATCTGAAGTAGCAAATGAAGGTACTGATGCTCATAGACTATCTGAATATAAGCTAAGAAAAGTATTGGGTGAGAAAGTTAGAAAACCTAAGTTAAAATATTTTGATAAGGATATGGATAGCTATACAGATGATTATGTTAATTATATAGTAGAAACAATAGAAAATATTAAGAAATCTACTAAAGATCCGATAGTTTTAATCGAACAAAGGTTAGATTTTTCAAACTATGTACCAGATGGCTTTGGAACAGGAGATTGCATAATAATTGCAGATAAGATACTTCATATTATTGACTTAAAATATGGACGTGGAGTAGAAGTAAGCGCTGAGGAAAATCCACAGATGATGTTATATGCACTAGGTGCATTAAATATTTATGATGCTTTATATGACATTGATGAAGTTATTATGACTATTTTCCAACCAAGAAAGTATAACATTTCATCTAGCAAAAAATCAGTAGAAGAACTTAAAAATTGGGCGGATACTGTTCTTAAAGAAAAAGCAGAGTTAGCTTTTAATGGACTTGGGGTTGTAACTTATGGTCCATGGTGTCAGTTTTCTAATTGTAATGTTGTACTACGTGCTCGAAAAGATTATCATGATAAACTTATGAGGTTTCAACTTTGTTCACCTCATCTATTAAATGATGCTGAGATAGAAGAGGTACTAGAACATATCGATGATCTTGTGAAATGGGCTAGTGAAATAAAAGAATATGCAACTAAAATAACTGTAGAGAATGATAAAGAATGGTCGAATTATAAATTAGTAGAAGGTCGCTCTATTAGAAAAATTAAAGATGAAGAAAGAGTCGCAGAGATTTTAAAAGAAAATGGATATAACGATATCTATAGAACAAGTTTAATAACATTAACCGAGCTTCAGAAATTATTAGGAAAAGATAAGTTCAATGAACTTCTAGGAGATTACATAATAAAACCTGAAGGTAAACCAACGCTTGTTTTAAAAAGTGATAAAAGAAAAGAAATAGTTAAACATGATGTAAATAAAGAATTTAAAGTAACGGAGGAAAAATAATCATGGCAATAAAAGATACAAAAGTAGTAACAGGAGTAAACACAAGATTTTCATATTTTAACGGATGGGAGCCAGTTTCAATTAATGGTAGTAAGGAAAGATACAGTGTGTCAGTATTGATTCCAAAGTCTGATACTAAAACTATTAACGCTGTGCATAAAGCAGTGGATGCAGCAATTGAAGATGGATTAGCGAAGTTTGGAGGGAAAAAACCTAATAAAGCTACGCTTAAATTACCACTACGTGACGGGGATATAGAAAGAGAAGATGAAGCATACAAAGGACATTATTTTATCAATGCTAATTCAACTACAGCACCTCAAATCGTAGATAATAACGTGCAACCAATATTAGATCGCTCAGAAGTTTATAGCGGTTGTTATGGTAGAGTATCACTTAACTTTTATGCATTTAATTCTAATGGAAATAAAGGGATTGCTTGTGGGCTAGGAAACATTCAAAAACTTCGTGATGGTGAATCTCTAGGTGGACGTAGTAGTGCAAGTGATGATTTTACAACTGAAGAAGATGAAGAATTCTTAGCTTAGGAGGATGAAAGAATGAATATTTCAGATATACTTAATCTATTAATTGTTTTACTTGCTGCGACCTATGTTGGTGAGTTTATAATAACAGAGTTAGTAGATTTGTATGTAAACATAAGGGAGAAATTAAGAAAATGAAGACTATAAATATTGATATTGAAACATTCTCTAGTATCAATATATCAAAGTCTGGGGTATATAAATATGTAGAGAGTGAGGACTTTGAAGTCCTCCTCTTTGCATATTCTATAGATGGAGGTAAAACTGAGATAGTTGATATAGTCAATGGAGAAGAATTATCTGAAGAGATAATACAAGCGTTATTAGATGATAATGTCATTAAGTGGGCATTTAATGCACAGTTTGAACGAATATGTTTATCGAGATTTTTAAAACTTACTAAAGGAACATATTTAAATCCAAAAAGCTGGAGATGTACAATGATATGGAGTGCATATATGGGGTTGCCATTTTCTCTTGAAGGTGTAGGGAAAGTATTAGGACTTGAAAAGCAAAAATTAATTGAAGGTAAAGATCTGATAAAATATTTTTGTGTACCTTGTACACCAACGAAATCAAATGGATTTAGAAATAGAAATTTTCCATATCACGATAAAATAAAATGGGAGGCTTTTAAAACTTATAATATTCGTGATGTTGATACAGAAAAAGAAATACAATGTAAACTTATGAAGTTTCCAGTACCCGATTTTATATGGGAAGAGTATAATTTAGACCAAGTAATTAATGATAGAGGAATTAAAGTAGACTTAGATTTTGTAAACAGAGTGATAACTTTAGATGACAAAGTAAGAACGAAGTTAATGAGTGAATTACAAATTTTGACAGAGTTAGAAAATCCAAACTCAGTAGTTCAGCTAAAAGGTTGGTTGAGTGAACAAGGTGTTGAAACTGAAAGTTTAGATAAAAAATCAGTTAAAGAACTTGTTAAGGTTACTAAAGGAGAAGTATCAAAAGCGTTAGCTTTGAGAATGCAGTTATCAAAATCATCTATAAAGAAATATCAAGCTATGAAAGATGTAGCTTGTGAGGATAATATATGTAGAGGAATGTTTCAATTTTTAGGTGCTAATAGGACCGGGAGGTTTTCTGGGCGTAATGTACAATTACAAAATCTACCAAGGAATACTATGAAAGAACTCTTTGAGGTTAGATCAATAATAAAAAATAGAGATGAAGATATTCTTGAATTATTATACGATAATGTACCAGATATTCTTTCACAACTTATAAGAACAGCTTTTGTTCCAAAAGAAAATATGAAGTTTTATGTAGCTGATTTTTCATCAATAGAAGCAAGAGTAATTGCATGGCTTGCGGGAGAGACTTGGCGAGAGGAACTGTTTAAAAAAGGTGGAGATATTTATTGTATGTCAGCTTCACAGATGTTTGGTGTTTCTGTTGTTAAACATGGCATAAATGGTGACTTAAGACAAAAAGGTAAGATAGCAGAGTTAGCGTGTGGATATGGCGGATCAGTAGGAGCACTAACTGCAATGGGTGCTCTTGACATGGGACTTAAAGAAGATGAATTAAAGCCACTTGTTTTATCATGGCGAGAAGCAAATCAGAATATAGTAGCACTTTGGTGGGCAGTAGATAAAGCTATAAAAGATGCGATAGTTATGAAAGGTTTGACTAGAACGCACGGAATAGAGTTTGAATGTAGGAGTGGATTACTTAGAATAACACTACCAAGTGGAAGAAAACTAACATATATTAAACCAAAAATTGAAATTAATAAATTTGGAGGTGAATCAGTCACTTATGAAGGAGTAGGTGTAGCTAAAAAGTGGGAGAGAATAGAGAGTTACGGACCTAAGTTTGTAGAGAATATAGTACAGGCCATTTCAAGAGATATACTGATGTTTTCTTTACAAAATTTAAGTGTATATAATATTGTAGCCCATGTTCATGATGAAATAATTATAGAGGCGTTCGAGAATACAAAGCTAGAAGATATTTGTGAAACTATGAGTCGAGTACCTTATTGGGCAAAGGGATTGATACTTACTGCAGATGGATATACGTGTGAGTTTTATATGAAAGATTAAAAATTTGAGTGAGAGGTTAAATTCTCACTCTTTTTTATTGCCTGTGATATGGAGGGATAGTAATATTCCTCATTAAATATAATTACAGGAGGTAGTTCAATATGAAGGAACTAATACCAAAAAATGAATATGGTTTATTCGCAGATAAAAAGGATATTGCAAGAGTTGACAGTTTGTATGTGGCAGAGTTTTTCGAGAAAAATCATAAAGAAGTTTTAAGAGATATTCGAAATATAGCAGCTCCCAATTCTGGGTTGAGTAAAGAATTTGCTGAGCGCAATTTTGCGCTGGGGTCATATAAAGATAAGCAAAATCAAAAACGACCTTGTTATTATTTAACACGTGACGGTTTTACTATCTTGGTAATGGGGTACACAGGGAAAAAAGCATTAAGATTTAAAGAATTATATATTAGACGTTTTAATGAAATGGAAGAACTTATTAAGTCTTTAGTAAAAGCAAGAACTGAGTTTCCATTATTAACTGAAAATATCAAATTACTTCATGAGAAGCCAAAACCGTATCATTTTAGTAATGAATGTGACATGATTAATCGTATTGTCTTAGGAAAGTCTGCTAAACAATTCCGTTTAGAGAATAATCTTGAAAAAGGGACTAGTATTCGTCCTTATTTAACAGAGGTTCAAATTAACTTGATTGAAAAATTACAAAAGGTAGATATTGGACTTTTGGTCGCTTTTCCTAACTATGAAGATAGGAAGCGACATTTAGAGTGGTACAAACAAAAATGGGAGGAAAAAATTAATGAGTAAGAGTCAAAGGAAAATCAAATTAGAAAAGAAAGAGGCCTATAAACCTTTGGTCTATATTTGCGCTCCATACAGAGGAGATATAGAAGCTAATATTAAAAAGGCTATAAAGCTAGGAAGACTTGCTTATATGGAGGGTAATATTCCAATAATACCTCATGTGTTATTTCCATTTATGGATGACTCAAATGAAGTAGATAGGAAAAATGCTATGTTTGCGGATATCATTTTGCTTGGTAAATGTAGTGAAATCTGGGTTTTAGGTGATAATATCACAGAAGGTATGAAAGTAGAAATTGATGTAGCGAAAAAGCATCATAAAACTATAAAGTATTTTACGGAGGTAAAGTAATATGAGGTTAACTATTCATAGATCAAACTTCCAAGGTAACGCTAAGAATTGCATTTATGATGTTAAGTGTTTAATAGAAAATATGGAACAATTAAAAGAGATAGTGCGTTTTGATCACGTATGCGCTAATTTTAAAAATAATTATCGAAATAAAGATAATTTCTTAGAGTGTGACTGTGATGTTTTTGATTGTGATAATGAACATAGTGATAATCCAAATGATTGGATTTATCCAGAAGATTATGAGTATTTACTTGAAGGAGCAAGTCATATTGTAGTTCCTAGTCGAAATAATAATAAAGAAAAGAATGGGAAAGTAGCTCGACCTAGACATCATGTTTATATCCCACATAGGTTATTTTTGACATCAGATGAATGTGAAATTTTTAAGAAACAAGTGTATGAGAAATATAACTTTTTTGATAAAAATGCTTTGGATTGTTCAAGATTTATTTTCGGAAATATTACTGATGAAGTTATTTGGTTTGATGGTGAAAAGAATCTAGATGAAATACTTGGGCTTGCAGATGCTTTTACGCTTTTAGAATCAAAGGAGCATACACCAGTAATCGAACAAGGTAGTCGTAATTCTACTATGAGTCATTTAGCTGGAAAGATTATAAAACGATACGGAGCAACCGATGAAAGTTATTCTATGTATTTAGAACAAGCCTCTAAATGCACACCACCTTTAGATGACAGCGAACTTAACTCCATCTGGTATAGTGCAACTAAGTTCGGAAAGAAAATTGCTAGTCAAGAAGGATATATAAATCCTGAAGATTATAATCAGAAATTTAAATTTAAGCCTACAGATTATTCAGATGTAGGTCAAGCTATAGTTCTTTCTAGAGAGTTTCAAGACAGAATAAAATACTCTCCAGCAACCGATTATTTAGTTTATAACGGAAGTTACTGGGAGGAGTCTGTACCAAATGCACAAGCTGTAGCCCATGAACTTACTGAACTACAATTAAAAGAAGCACATGATGAAATAAATTTATGTCTAAAACAATTAACTGACGCAGGAGTTATGCCGATGATAACAAGTTTAGGTATGAAGAAAGTTAAGGAAAACTTAGATGATAACCAAAGAAGAATAGTAGAAAAGTATGAACAAGCTTTAGCTTATGAGAAGTATGCTATTAAAAGACGTGATAGTAAAAATATCTGGTCTACATTAAAAGAAGTGCGTCCTTTAATTCAAATAGAACCTACTTCACTTGATAGGGATGAGTTTTTATTAAATACACCAAGTAAAACTTATAATCTAAAAACTGGTCTTTCAAAAGAACATGACTACAATGATTTCATAAGCAAACAAACAAGCATTGATCCATCAAATAAAGGTGAAAAATTATGGGAAGAGGCGCTAAGGACATTCTTCATGGGAGATAAGGAACTCATAAAATATGTTCAAAAAATAGTAGGTTTAGCTGTTGTTGGAAAGGTTTATGTCGAAGCGTTAATTATTGCCTATGGTGAGGGGAGTAATGGTAAAAGTACATTTTGGAATGTAGTAGCGAGGGTTCTTGGTAGTTATAGTGGGAATATATCTGCAGATATGCTAACTGTGGGATGTAGAAGAAATGTAAAACCTGAACTAGCAGAGGCAAAAGGGAAACGACTTCTTATTGCAGCTGAACTTGAAGAGGGAATGCGAATGAACACATCAAATGTAAAACAACTTTGCTCGACAGATGAAATTTTTGCTGAGAAAAAATTCAAATCACCATTTAGTTATGTTCCTTCACATACTCTTGTTCTTTATACTAATCACTTGCCAAAAGTAGGTGCGATAGATAATGGAACGTGGAGAAGACTTATTGTAATTCCTTTTAACGCACAGATTAAAGGCAAAGGTGACATCAAAAACTATGCTGATTACCTTTATGAAAATGCTGGGGGTGCAATTTTAGAGTGGATACTCACTGGATCGAAAGAAGTAATCGAAGCTAACTTTAAGCTAGAAAAACCAAAAGTAGTAAAAGATGCTATTGAAAAATACAAAGAGGATAACAACTGGCTAGGAGAATTTTTAGAAGAATGCTGTGAAATTGATATCAGTTATACTGAAAAAAGTGGGCTGCTTTACTCCGAGTACCGAGCTTTTTGCATGAGGACTGGAGCTTTTACGAGAAGTACTACAGACTTTTATAATGCACTTTTGAGTGAAGGATTTAGAAAAAGAAAAATGACTAAAGGATCTTTTATTTATGGATTAAAATTAAAATCTAATTTTTTAGAGTAGTGTAAGTTTATGATGGTCAATTTCAATACTTTTTATAAAGTGAGTGTGATTTACAAAAATAAAAAAGTTATGAAGAAGACTGTCATGGAATTTATTAAAACCCTATTATATCAACGTTATGACGACTTATGATAGTCATATATATATAACCTTTCTATAATAATAAAAAAATAATATATATATAATATAGGTAAATGGGGTTCATGGTCTTACACTTTTGGAGGAGAGTATGCTAGAAAGCTTAATAGAACAACATTTAGTAAAAGAAGTTAATAGAAGAGATGGTTTATGTTTGAAATTTAATAGTCAAAGTATGACAGGAATTCCAGACAGAATAATATTGATGAAAAATGGTACTGTTGGTTTCGTTGAGGTTAAGCAAAAAGGTAAGAAACCAAGACCACTTCAAGAATTAAGAATGAAACAATTAAGGCGGTTAGGATTTAAAGTATACACACTTGATGAAAAAGAGAAGATAGGAGAAATCTTAGATGAGATATGTAGCACATAATTATCAAAATTATGCCAAAGATTTTATTTTAGCACATAAGGTATCTGCTTTGTTCCTTGACTGTGGTTTAGGTAAAACTATAACAACACTTACAGCTATAAATGAACTTATGTATGATAGTTTTGAAATTAGTAAAGTACTAATTATAGCCCCGTTAAGAGTAGCCCAGTCAACGTGGAAAGATGAAATAGAAAAATGGGATCATCTCAATCTCTTAAGATATTCAATTGTAGTTGGAGATGAAAAAGAAAGACTAAAAGCTTTAAAACAAAACTCAGACATTTATATCATTAATCGTGAAAATGTAGATTGGCTAGTAACAAAAAGTGGAATAGACTTTAACTTTGATATGTTAATTATTGATGAGCTCAGTTCATTTAAATCGCATACTTCAAAACGATTTAAAAGTTTATTAAAAATAAGACCTTACTTTGAAAGAGTGGTAGGTCTTACTGGGACACCAAGTAGTAATGGATTAATGGATTTATGGGCAGAGTTTAGAGTGCTAGATTTAGGAGAAAGGCTTGGTCGCTATATAACGCATTATAGGAACGAGTACTTTCTACCAGATAAAAGGAATGGTGTGGTAATTTTTTCTTATAAACCACAGCCACACGCTGAGGAAAGAATATATCGTAGGCTTGCAGATATGACAATATCAATGAAATCTACAGAGTATTTGAAAATGCCAGAGTTGATACTAAATGACCTTGAAATAAATCTTGATGAAGAAGATCAGATTAAATATAAAAAGTTTAAAAAAGAAATGGTAATGACAATTCAAGAAAAAGAAATAGACGCTATAAATGCAGCAAGTCTTTCAAATAAACTTATTCAACTAGCTAATGGTTCAATCTACGATGATGATAAAAAATTCTATGAAATTCATAATAAAAAGTTAGATAAACTTGAAGAAATAATTGAGAGTGCAAATGGGAAACCTGTACTTATTGCTTACTGGTTTAAGGCAGATAAAGAAAGAATTGAAAAACGATTTAAAGTAAGAGAGATTAAAACTGCAGATGATATAAAACAATGGAATATGGGAATGATTAATCTTGCATTAATACACCCAGCAAGTACAGGACACGGATTGAATTTACAAAGTGGAGGATCCACACTAGTATGGTTTAGTCTTACATGGTCTCTTGAATTATATCAACAAACTAATGCTAGACTTTATAGACAAGGACAAAAAGACACGGTAGTGATTCATCATTTAATTACAAAAAATACTATTGACGAAGATATTATGAAAAGTTTAAAAAGAAAAGATAAAACCCAAGAAGCATTGATGAGAGCAGTAAAAGCTAGAATAGGAGGATAAAGTATGAGAACGGAAGAATATCTAAATCAAGCTAGACATTTAGATACACAGATTAATTCAAAGCTTAGTCAAATAGAATCATTGAGTGCGTTGGCTACAAAATGTACTGCAACCTTAACTGATATGCCAGGTAATAAAAATAATGGAACATCAAAAATGGAGGATACGATTTTAAAAATTATAACACTGCAAGAAGAAATTAATAGTGATATTGATGTACTTGTAGATTTAAAAAAAGAGATAATGACAATAATAAAAAAAGTTGAGAACTCAGAGTATCGTACACTTCTAGAAAATCGATATTTATCATTTTTGTCTTGGGAGAAAATTGCCGTTGAAATGAAGTATAGTATACAGCAGGTGTATAGAAAAAGAACTGAGGCGTTGAAAAAAATTGAAGAAATTTTAAAAGATGATAGGAAATGGTAGTGAATGAGAGTATACTTTTCTGATATAATTAAAATGTGGAAAATAGAAAATAAACCTTGTAGATCTTTCTACAGGGTTTTTATTATGCTAAAGAGAGGAGAAAGTAATGCCGAGAAAACCTAAGAGACCATGCTCATATCCAAACTGTCCAAGGTTAACAGATAAACAGTTTTGTGATGAACATGAAAGACTAGAGAATAGAAGATATGAGATGCAAGATAGAAATCCTGAAACAAGGAAAAGATACGGATCAACATGGAGAAGAGTTCGAGCTAGTTATGTTAGAGAACATCCTTATTGTGAACTATGTTTTTCAGATGGATTGATGAGAGAAGTACAAGAGGTTCATCATAAGATACCTTTATCCAAAGGTGGAACACATAGTAAGAGTAATTTAATATCTCTTTGTAAAAGTTGTCACGCTAAAATTCATGCGAGTGATGGAAGTAGATGGAGAAAAAAAGTTAGACAAAAATAATTTTTGTGAAAAATTTTCTGGAAGGGGGATTGAAAATCTCTGAAAAGAAAATGAAAACATAACGGGTGTGGGCAAAGATGCACAAAAAGTGCGAATTCAAAAGGGTAATAGGGAAAAGCTTGAAATAAGCGAACTTAGTGAAAAATAAAAAGAGGGAAGGAGACACTTTAAATGCCGACTAAATCGAATAATATTGGCGGACGTGGTGGCAAAAGAATAGGTGCAGGTCGAAAGAAAAAATCAGTTGTAGAAAAAGCACTAAATGGAAATCCTGGAGGAAGAACACTAGAAGTATTAGATATTCCTGATCTTGAAGGTGTAAAAATGCCTGAACCACATGAAGTATTATCATCAACACAAAAAGATGGTAGTGTATTACAAGCTAAAGAAATTTATGAAGAAACGTGGAAATGGTTGGATAGCCTTAGTATGGGAAATCATGTTCCAAAGCCACTCATTGAAAGATATGCTATGAGTAGTGCAAGATGGTTACAATGTGAAGATATGACTAGTAAGTTAGGATTTTTATCTAAACACCCTACTACTGGAAAACCAATTCCATCACCATTTATAAATATAGGAATAAATTATATGAATCAAGCTGTAAGGCTATGGAATGAAATATATCAAATCGTAAAAGAGAATTGTAAAACTGAATTTGATGGAGTAGTACCTCAAAATGATTTGATGGAAAAACTACTAAATTCAAGAAAAAATTTATAAGAATGGAGATTAAAAATGATAGAAAAAGTAAACCCAAAACATCCAGATAAAATTGCGGATAGAATCGCTGGAGCAATTGTAGATTTGGCATACAAACTGGAAAAAGAACCTAAGGTAGCTGTAGAAGTGCTGATAGGTCATGGAAAATGTCATGTCATAATAGAAACATCAGTTGATTTTGAGAAAAAAAGTATTCATAGAATAATTAGAAGAATAGCGGGAGTAGTTCATCCTGATGTTAATATTGTATCGCAGGATAAAAAATTAAATAAAAATCAAAATGACAAAATACGATGTGGAGATAATGGTATATTCAAAGGTATGCCTATTTCAAAAGAACAAAAAAAACTCTCAAGAATAGCTAGAAATATTTATTCACAGTATCCCTATGATGGGAAATACATACTTGATGGCGAAAAATTGATAATTTGTCAAAGTAATGTAAAAACGAAAGTACTAAAAAAAATGTATCCAAATGCTAAAATCAATCCTTTAGGAAATTGGACTGGAGGAACGGGTGTTGATACAGGAGCTACTAATAGAAAACTTGGTAGTGATATGGCTGATTCTGTGACAGGTGGAGGTCTTCATGGTAAAGATTTAAGTAAAGCTGATGTTTCGGTAAATATATATTCGTTTTTAAGAGCACAACAACTTCAAAGCCCAGTAGAATTTAGCTGTGCAATTGGAGATGAAAATATAGGCGATATGCCTTATGAAGAAATTGTTAGAATTGCAAAAGAATATATAGACTCCGTAGGCGGATTTGAAAAATTCGCTGAGTGGGGTCTTTTTTAATGAGGTATAGAGATGAAGAATAAACTATTAGAATATGAATTAAGAAATGTTGACGAATTAATACCATATATCAATAATGCAAGGACGCACTCGGATGAGCAAATATCAAAAGTGATGGCTTCAATAAAGGAATTCGGATTCTTAAATCCTATATTAATTTCAGAAGAGAATGTAATAACTGCAGGGCATTGTAGATTAATGGCTGCAAAGAAACTGGGAATGGATAAAGTACCTTGTATAAAGGAAAACTATCTAACACCTGCACAAAGAAAAGCATACGTTATTGCGGATAACCAACTCGCACTTGGAGGAGGTTGGAATGAAGAACTTCTAGCTATCGAATTATCAGATTTACAGGGTGCTGATTTTGATCTTGACGTGCTTGGATTCGATGAAAAAGAATTATCAAAAATATTTGATGAAGACCTTGAAGGAGAAGAAGATAATTTTGATATAGAAGCAGAGTTGAAAAAACCACGCATAACAAAAGAGGGAGATATATGGCATGTAGGTAGACATAAAGTAATATGTGGAGATTCTACTAAAGAAGAAACGTATTTAAAACTATTAGGAGAAACTAAAGTAAATTTAGTATGTACTGATCCACCTTATTTAGTAAATCTTAAGAGTGCTTCTGGAAAAATTAAAAATGATGATTTAAATGATAAAGAAGGGTATGAGTTTTTACTTCTAGCATTTAGTAATTGTAAAAACTCAATGGCTAAAGATGCATCCATTTATGTCTTTTATGCGACCATGAAAGCACGTATTTTTTATGATGCATATGAAGATGCTGGATTTAAAGTTGGTGCTGGTCTGATATGGAAAAAACCAAGAGCACCGCTAATGAGAACAGATTGGAAATTCAACATGGAACCTATTATTTGGGGTTGGAGAAAAGATGGAAAACATATCTGGTACGGAGATCAAAAACAAAAAGCAGTGTTTGAATTTGATAGTATTACTAATTCAAAAGAAGATGGGCATGGACATCCATCAAGTAAACCTGTTCCGTTGATTGTATATTTAATAAAACAATGTACACAAACTAATGGATTAGTACTAGATGCATTTTTAGGATCGGCATCTACTTTAATAGCTTGCGAACAGAGTGGAAGAATATGCTATGGAATAGAATTAGAAGCTAAATTTGTTGATGTTGCTGTGAAAAGATATATTGAATTAACTGGAACTTCTAATGACATATATGTAGAAAGAAACGGAGAAAAGATTCCATATGCTGAGGTGAAAATAGATGAGTCAATTAACAGTAGGTAGTCTATTTTCAGGATCCGGGGGTTTTGAATTAGGTGCTACGATTCTAGGAATGAAAGCAGTTTGGGCGAGTGAAGTAGAACCATTTCCAATTCTTGTTACAAAGAAGAATTTTCCAGACTTAGTTCATTTAGGAGATATTAATAATGTTAAAGGTGGTAATATAAATCCAGTTGATGTAATAACATTTGGTAGTCCATGCCAAGATTTATCAATCGCAGGACAAAGAGACGGGCTAAGTGGAAGTAAATCAAATTTATTTTATGAAGCAATAAGAGTTATTAAAGAAATGAGGGAGAATACAAATGAAAAATATCCAAGAATTATCATATGGGAAAATGTCTGTGGAGCTTTCTCAAGTTCAAAAGGAGAAGACTTTAGACAAGTACTTGAACAAATCTCAAAAATCAAATGTGAAAATATATCAATTCCTAAACCTTCAAAATGGAAAAATGCAGGATGTGTTATGGGAGGAACATTTAGTATTGCGTGGAGAGTCTTCGATGCACAATATTTCGGAGTCCCCCAAAGACGTAAGAGAATCTTTCTTGTCGCAGATTTTACAGGAGAAGGTGCAAGAGAAATATTATTTAACGAAGAAAGCCTGCCAAGGTATTTTGAATCGTGCTCAGATAAGAAACAAGAAGTTACCGGAGTTATTGGAGAATGCACTGAAATATCAAAGTACTGTTTAATGGATCAAGGTGGAGAAAGGCTAGATGTTACATTAAATAAAACAGGAACTTTAAGAGCCCAAAGTAATCATCCACCACTTGTTTTTGAAAATCATAGCCAAGATAGTAGATTTAAAGGTCCACTAGATATTACACCAACTCTATCAAGTAATTTAGGAACAGGAGGAAATAATCAACCTTTTGTAGTTGAAAATATCGCAAATTATGATGTGAGATTTACAAGTTTAAATACTAAGAATAGTCGATACAAAGTTTATGAAACTGCTACATCAAGAACTTTAGATACAGGAGGAAATAATCCTAATGCAAATCAAGGTGGAGTAGCAATAGTTTCTATATATTCAACTAGCAAAAATTATCATCATACAAAAGCTATAAAGGATCAGGTATCAACATTAGTCGCAACTGATTATAAAGATCCTCCTATTATAAATGATAAATATTCTGTTCGAAGAATTACTCCTCTTGAATGTAGTAGATTGCAAGGTTTCCCAGATTATTGGTGTGAAAGGTTAGAGCTACTCAATCCTACAGATGAAGATCTAAATTTTTGGAGAGAAGTATTCGAAACAAATAGAAAGATAAAAAATGGAAAAAAACAAAAAACTGATAATAATATAAGAACATGGTTAAAAAATCCTTATTCGGATGCAGCACAATATAAGATGTGGGGGAACGGAGTAGCTCTACCATGCGTATTATATATTTTTAGTGGAGTGAAGAAATACTTAGAAAATAGCGAATAATACTTGATAAATATGATGTTTAGAGTGATATATATAGTATCAAAACAAAGGAGATTAAGTATATGAAAACAAGATTTGAAAAAGATTATAAAGAAGCAAAACATGGTAATGGAATAGAAATTCTATCAAGTAGACAGAACCAAAAAGTATATAAGTGGAGCTAGAAAATTTTTAGGAGAAGGGAAGATAGGACTTGCTATTGAACGTTATGATATTGCAGAAGATGCTCTAGAATCTGCAAATTACTATCGTGAACTACTATGGAAACTTTCAAATGATGATCCAACTCAAGAAGAATTTGAAGCGATTTGTGTAGTAGAGTCAATGAAAATAGTTTTATATAAATTAGCAAAAGACCTATCAGGTAAATAATTATGGATGATTTAAAAAGAAAAATTATAAGATTAAAGGAGAAATTCCCAAAAAACACTAGGCTTAAACTAATTTCAATGGATGATATTCAAGCACCTCCAAGTGGGACTTTTGGAACAGTATTAGGGGTTGATGATATTGGTATGATTCTTGTAAAATGGGATAATGGTTCAACTTTATCTTTAATACCCGAAGAAGATAAATTCCAAATAATTAAAAGATAATAATGAATGTCTTGACTTTATAGCCTTTTAGAGTGATATATATAGTAACGAAAACAAAGGAGATAAAGACAATGAACAACATTAAAGAACAAAACGGAATTAAATTTTTCAAAGAAACAACAATGGAGGAATTAGAGGAAAAAGGATTCTTATCAAGCAAAAGTGTATTTTTTAAATTTGGAGACAACGTTCTAATAGGAATTACAAATTGGAAAAATGAGTGTGTAGGAGCTATTTATAAAATTAAATATCAAGAAGGAGAAGTAAAAAGAAATCACACTTTTAAAAAATTAGAATTAAACAAAATTTCAAAATCAACTTTTGAAGATACAGGACATGCGATTGAATGGGCGATGAAAAACTGCTAAAAGAATAAAAAGAAAGTAGACCGAAAGGTCTATTTTTTATGCTCAGAGGAGGAGATTATGGGAAGAAAAAAGAAATATAAACCCACTAGATTTAAAGCTAAAACATCAGTGTATAGTGAGGAATGTGCAGATTATGCGGTAAATTTTATTCAATGTTTAAGCCATACTAAAGGAACATGGGCAGGGAAGAAATTTGAATTATTACCATGGCAAGAAGAAATAATAAGAGATTTATTTGGAATAATAAAACCAAATGGATATAGACAATTCAATACAGCGTATATTGAAATCCCTAAAAAGATGGGTAAGAGCGAACTTGCAGCTGCGATTGCACTTCTTCTTTGTTGTGGAGATGGTGAAGAACGTGCTGAAGTTTATGGATGTGCAGCGGATAGACAACAAGCTACGATTGTATTTGATATTGCAGCTGATATGGTTAGAATGTGTCCAGCTTTAAATCGTAGAGTAAAGATTTTAGCTTCGCAAAAAAGGATAGTGTATTTACCTACTAATAGTTTTTATCAAGTGTTATCTGCAGAAGCATATTCAAAACATGGATTCAATATACATGGAGTTGTTTTTGATGAGTTGCACACTCAGCCGAATAGAAAGTTATTTGATGTTATGACAAAAGGTAGTGGAGATGCTAGAATGCAGCCACTTTATTTTTTAATTACAACTGCTGGCACGGATACAAATAGTATTTGTTATGAAACTCATCAAAAAGCAAAAGATATACTCGAAGGTAGAAAAATAGACCCAACATTTTATCCAGTAATTTATGGTGCAGATGAAAATGATGATTGGACTGATCCTAAAGTGTGGAAAAAAGCTAACCCCTCACTAGGAGTAACTGTTGGGTTAGATAAAGTTAAAGCTGCTTGTGAATCTGCAAAACAAAATCCAGGAGAAGAAAATGCTTTTAGACAATTGAGACTTAATCAGTGGGTGAAACAATCAGTACGCTGGATGCCTATGGATAGATGGGATAGTTGTAATTTTAATGTTGATGAAGAAGAGTTATTAGGTAGGATATGTTACGGAGGTTTGGATTTATCATCTACAACAGATATAACTGCTTTTACTCTGGTATTTCCTCCCTTGGATGAAGACGACAAGTTTATAGTTCTACCATATTTTTGGATTCCAGAAGATACGTTAGAACTAAGAGTAAGACGTGACCATGTACCTTATGATCTTTGGAATAAGCAAGGTTATATACAAACTACAGAGGGTAATGTAGTCCATTACGGATATATCGAGCAATTTATTGAAAAACTAGGAGAAAAGTATAATATCCGAGAAATTGCATTTGATAGATGGGGTGCTGTTCAAATGGTTCAAAATCTAGAAGGTATGGGTTTTACCGTAGTACCCTTCGGACAAGGTTTTAAAGATATGAGTCCTCCTACTAAAGAACTTATGAAGCTAGTTCTTGAACAGAAACTAGCACACGGAGGTAATCCAGTACTCAGATGGAATATGGATAATATTTTTATAAGACGTGATCCAGCAGGAAATATTAAGGCAGATAAAGAAAAATCAACAGAGAAAATTGATGGAGCAATCTCAACAATTATGGCATTAGATCGTGCGATAAGATGTGGAAATCAAAACACAGAAAGTGTTTATGATGACAGAGGATTGTTATTTATATAGTTTTAGTTTTATGTTATACTTTATATAAAATTAATTTGGAGGAAAGATTATGTCTTTTAATAAACTAATTTCTAAGTACAAAGAAAATATCGGAGAAATTAAAGATTCTGAGGAATTGTTGAAAATAGAAAAATATAACCCATGGACTTCAGAAAATGTGGAAGATTTATCTTCGAAATTTTTAGATGCCCTAGAAAATGATTATCGAGATTTTTCATGGTTAAATATAGAGGAAGGATTGTTTGAATTAGAGTCTAATCAATATAAAAATCTTCACTATGGTATACCAAATCATGTTCAAGGTAATATTAATATATCAACATTATTTTTATGTTTAGTAAATCCCAATATCGCATTAGAGGATAAAAAAAGAGAGGTAGGTGTATATTCCTATTTTAATGAAGCAAAAGAAATTAATAGTGAAGATAGTTCGTTAAATATTCTTGGAGAAAAAGAAGAATATTTAAAAAAATATATAAAAGATCATATTATAAATATCGAAACCGAAAGTAGCATTCTATATCAAGAATTAGAGAAGATAAAGAATACTTGTTCAAAAAAAGACGCATACTACTTATCCCATTATTTTGCACATATTTGTTTTAATTACTTAGAGAAAAAGCAAATACCAATGCAAAAATTTATAAGTAATTTGAATGATGAAGAGTGGGAAAAGTTAAAGGATATGTCTAAGTTAATTGTCAATCTTGAAGCTTTTCCTTTTAGAAGTAAGAACCCAGGTTTTACGAAAAGTAAGAAATCTAGTTTTGCAAATCATATCGTTTCATCAAATACAAAGGTTGGTATGTTAAGCGCAAGAATAATTATTTGGCGTATTGTCAAATATTTAGAGAAGAAAGATAGGGAAGAAGGAAAAGGAGAAGTAAAACCTATATTTATTTTTAGAAGATTTAATACTGCATGGCTACCATCTATTCGAAATGTTTTATTATTAGATTTGAAATTCAACAAAAATGAATGTGATGAATTAATAAAAAAATTTCATCAAGAATTTTTCTTAACTATTAGAGAACAAGAGTATGATAGACAAAGTGGTTTTATTGGGAAACATATATGTAAGAATAACGATAAACTAACTGACAAAGAATTTGAAAAGATTTTCAATGAAACTTTATCTAAAAAGTAGTGTAATATCATATCGTCAGCATTAAGCATCTCATTAGAGGTGCTTTTTTAGTATTCAAATTTAGGAGGTATGTATGAATTATTTTATGAAATTATTAAAATCTAGAGATAATCCTAAAAATAGATTAAATGGAAGTTCCTATAGTTTTTTTATGGGTGGAAGTTCTAGTGGAAATAGAGTAACAGAAAGAAGTGCCATGCAGATGACAGCGGTATATAGTTGTGTAAGGATACTTTCAGAAACATTAGCTAGTCTACCTTTACATGTGTATGAAGTAACCGAGACTGGTACAAAAAAAGCAACAGAACATATGTTATATGCGTTACTTCATGATGAACCAAATAATGAAATGACAAGTTTTATTTTTAGAGAAACACTAATGACTCATTTGCTTTTATGGGGTAATGCGTATGCACAAATTATAAGAAATGGTAAAGGAGAGGTATTAGGACTTTATCCATTGATGCCAGATAGAATGAAAGTTGATAGAGATGAAACTGGTAATTTGTATTATGAATATTATATAAGTGAAGGGGATGCAAATTCTAAAACTAAAGGCGCTGTTAAGCTGTCACCAAGAGACATATTACATATACCAGGTTTAGGATTTGATGGTTTAGTTGGTTATAGTCCAATTGCTATGGCAAAAAATGCGATTGGAATGGCTATTGCAACTGAAGAATACGGAGCAGCATTTTTCGCAAATGGAGCGACACCAAGTGGTATACTTGAACATCCAGGTGTAGTAAAAAATCCAGAGGCAATAAGAGAAAGTTGGGCTAGAGGATTTTCGGGTAAGAATAACCATAAAGTTGCGATACTTGAAGAAGGTATGAAATATACTCCTATTTCAATAGCACCAAATGAAGCACAGTTTTTAGAAACAAGAAAATTTCAAATAAATGAGATAGCTAGAATTTTCAGAGTTCCACCACATATGGTAGGTGATCTTGAAAAGTCTAGTTTTTCTAATATTGAACAACAATCTCTTGAATTTGTTAAATATACGCTAGATCCATGGGTCAAACGTTTTGAACAAGCTATGACTAGGAGACTACTTACAAGTGATGAAAAGAAAAAATATTATATAAAATTCAATGTTGATGGACTGCTTAGAGGAGATTATCAAAGTAGGATGAATGGATATGCAACAGCACGTCAAAATGGTTGGATGAGTGCTAATGATATAAGGAGTTTAGAAAACTTAGATTTGATATCAGATGAGGAAGGAGGAAACTTATATCTAGTCAATGGTAACATGTTACCACTTAGAAAGGCTGGTGCTTATGCAGAGAGATTAACAGATTATAAGGAGGAGAACACAGATGAAGAAATTTTGGAATTGGAAGACAGTACAAAATAATAATGACAAGCCACCAGAGAACATATTATTTTTAAATGGAACAATAGCTGAAGAATCGTGGTTTGATGATGAGGTCACTCCACAAATTTTTAAAGAAGAACTAATTAAACATAGTGGAGATATTACAGTATGGATAAATTCACCTGGTGGGGATTGTATTGCAGCCGCACAAATTTATAATCTCTTAATGGAACACAAAGGAAATGTTAAGGTGAAAATTGATGGAATAGCAGCAAGTGCTGCGAGTGTGGTTGCTATGGCAGGAACAGAAGTTATTATGAGTCCTGTTTCAATGCTTATGATTCATAATCCTATGACAATTGCATATGGTAGCACAAGTGAAATGCAAAGAGCTATAGATATGCTAAGTGAGGTGAAAGAATCAATAATTAATGCTTATGAAATAAAAACAGGATTATCACGAAATAAAATATCAAAACTTATGGATAATGAAACATGGATGGATGCAAGAAAAGCAGTTGAACTTGGTTTTGCTGATTCTATCTTAAAACGAGACGAGATTCAAGACATTGAGATTCCAAATGTTAGTATGCTTTATCAAGAAGCAACAGTTCAAAATTCAATGATGAATAAAATTAAAGAAACTTTTAAAAATGTAAACGAAGAAAAAATAAAAGCTGATTCTTTAATAAATAGATTAGATTTAATAAAAAACTGGAGGTAAGAATTATGAATAAAAAAATACAAGAATTAATTGAAAAACGTGCTAAAGCATGGGAAGGTGCAAAAGCCTTTGTTGAGAGTAAAAAAGATAGTGATGGACTATTATCAAAAGAAGATGTTGAAACTTACAACAAGATGGAAGAAAAAGTTAAAAACTTTACTTTTGAAATAGAGAGACTACAAGAGATGGAAAATATGGAAAGAGAATTATCAAAACCAGTAAATGATCCGTTAATCTCAAAACCCATGGTATCTGAAAAAGAAGATAAAATCAAAAAAAATCTTCAACACAAAAAAGCAATGATAAAAGCCCTACGATCTAATTTTAGACAAATAGAAAATATTCTACAAGAAAAAGTAGATACTGATGGAGGATATTTAGTTCCAGACGAGTATGATAGTAGATTAGTTACTACGTTAAAAGAAGAAAATATTATTAGAAAACTATCTCAGACTTTAAAAACAAATGGTAAGCATAAAATCAATATAGCTGCATCAAGTCCTGCGGCTGCATGGGTTGAAGAAGGTGGAGAATTAAAATTTGGAGAAGCAACATTTAAACAAGTTTTATTAGATGCTCACAAACTTCATGTAGCTATTAAAGTTACTGAAGAATTATTATATGATAGTGTGTTTGACTTAGAAAGCTATATCTTAGAAGAATTCGGTAAAGCACTAGCGAATGCAGAAGAAGATGCTTTCCTAAATGGTGATGGTAGTGGAAAACCAACAGGAATATTTGCACAAACTAATGGAGGAACGCACTTAACTGAGGTGGATACACTAAAATCTGATGACATTATCAATTTAATTCATGCTTTAAAACGACCATATAGAAAAAATGCAGCATTTATTTTAAACGATAAAATAATAGCTAATATCAGAAAACTAAAAGATAACAATGGAGCATATATTTGGCAGCCATCATATCAATTAGGGGAGCCTGATAAATTAGCAGGATACCCAGTGTATACTTCAGCTTTTGCACCAGAAAATAAAATCGCTTTCGGTGATTTTAGATATTATAACATAGGTGATAGAGGTGCTCGTTCATTTAAGGAACTCCAAGAATTATTCGCTGGTAATGGTATGATTGGATTTGTAGCTAAAGAAAGAGTTGATGGTAAGCTAGTATTACCAGAAGCAGTTCAGATATTACCAATCAAAGGATAATATACATTATGGAACTAAAACTTGAACAAGTTAAAAACTATTTGAGAGTTGATACAACAGAAGATGATGAGTTAATCTTATCACTTCTGTTTACAGCTAAAAAGTTATGCTTAGGAATACTAAGGGTGAGTAGTTTTTCAGAGTTAGGTGATGAGCATGATTTTGATGAATTTAAAATACCAATATTATATACAGTTGCTTATCTTTATGAACATAGAGAAAATGCTGATTTTAGAGAATTAACACTAATTCTTAGAGCGTTACTATTTAATCATAGGAAAGAGGAGTTTTAAGATGGATATTGTAGAACTAGATACCAGAATTACTTTTCAAAAGGTAGTTTTAGAATTTGATGAATTGCATCAACAATTAGAAACATGGAGTGATTTTTTTACTTGTTGGTCTAATTTAAAATTGGTAACTTCAAGTGAGGTAGAAAGACACGGTATTAATAAAAGCTCGGAAGTGATTTCTTTTGTGGTTAGAAGAATGTCGGAATTAAAAGAACTTAATACGTTAGAATATAGAATAAAGTATAACAATAAATTTTTTGACATATTAGAAGTAGATGTGTTCAGTAAAGATAAAAAGTTCTTAAGAGTTAAGGGAGTTAATAGCTATGACTAAGAGGACAACTATTGATTCACTTGCTGCGGAGATAACAAAGGGTTTAAAGGAATATTCTAAGCTAACTGAGGAAAGTCTAAAAGGTGCAGTAGTTGAAGTGAGTAATGAAGTTAGAGATAAAATAAAAGAAGGATCACCTAAAAAAAGTGGAGATTACGAAAAAAGTTGGAAAGTGACAAAAGAAAGAGAAACAGCACACTCTATACAAACAGTAGTTCATTCAAAAAATAGATATCAGTTAGCACATTTACTTGAATTTGGACATGCGAAGAAGAATGGAGGGCGTACTAAAGCAATTCCACATATAGAGCCAGCAACAAGAGATATTAGCGAAAAAGTATTAGAAAGAATAAAGAGGGATTTATCGTGAATAAAAATGAAGTATGTGAAATGTTATATAAGCTAGCAATTCCATTTGTTTATAGTCATTTTAAAGAAGGAAGTGCTCCAAGATTGCCATTTCTTATATATTATTATGACGGTGAAAATACTTTTAAAGCAGATGGTAAATTATATTATAGTGTGAAAAATTTAATTATAGAAATGTATACAGAGAAAAAAGATTTTAAATTAGAAAAAAAGATAGAAGATCTTTTACAAACTTATTCTTTAATCTATACAAAAGACGAGGTATGGATACCGAGTGAAGAAATGTATGAAACAATTTATAAAATGGAGGTTTAAGTATGGAAAATAAAGTAAAATTTAATTTGTCTCATGTTCATTATGCAAAATTAACTGAAGGTGATACAACAACTTATGAAAAGCCAGTACCAATTCCAGGTGCTGTAAAAATTAGTTTAGAACCTAATGGAGAACCAGAAAGTTTCTATGCAGATGGAGGATCATATTACACAATCAATAACAATATGGGATATGATGGAGATTTAGAGATTGCGATGATTCCAGAAAGTTTCAGAAAGGATATTCTTCAAGAAAGAGAAGATAAGAATAAAGTTCTAGTTGAAGATTCAGGATCAGAGACAAAGAACTTTGCATTACTTTTTGAATTTGATGGAGATCAGAAAAAAATACGTCATGTACTTTATAATTGTTCAGCAGGTCGCCCAAAAATTGAAGGTCAAACAAATGAAGAATCAAGAGAAGTACAAACAGAAACACTTTCAATAAAAGCAAGACCTATCAAAGAAGGACTTGTAAAAAGTAAAACTGGTAAAGAGACAACTGAAGATACATATAAGAATTGGTATCAAACAGTGTATATGCCAACACATGAAGGAGAAATGTAATGGGAATTATTAAGGATATAAATGTAGATGGAAAAGTTGTAAGATTTAAAGCATCAGCAGCAATACCTAGACTATACAGAATGAAGTTTAGTCGTGATATTTATAAAGACTTACTTATATTAGATAAGATTAATAAGAATAAAGGAAATATCGATATTGAGAGTTTAGAAATATTTGAAAATATCGCATATATTATGGCTTACCATGCAGATGATAAAATCTCAAATGATGTAGGTGAATGGTTAGAACAGTTTGATACTTTATCTGTATATAAACTTCTACCAGACTTAATAAAATTATGGGGTATAAATGTTAAAACTATGAGTACATCTAAAAAAAAGCAAAAGAAACTGAGCGGACGTTAAATACCGCTCTTTTTTTACTGCGTGCAGTTGAATTAGGACTTTCAATGAATGATTTATCTGAGTTAACAATAGGGTTAGTAAATGATATGTACATTGAAAAAAATAATGATAGTTATAACTATAAAGTAATAGCGACACAAGAAGATATGGATAATTTTTAGGAGGTGATTGTATGGCAAGTAGAATAGCAGGTATTACTGTAGAAATCGGAGGAGATACTCTTAAACTAAAACAAGCATTAAGTGAAGTTGAAGGTAAGATTAAGCAAACTCAAAGAGAACTTAAAGATGTTGAAAGACTATTGAAACTTGATCCACATAATACCGAATTACTTACTCAAAAACAAGAACTCTTAAATACAGCCATAGAAGAGACTAAGAAAAAGTTAGAAACACTAAGGCTCGCTGAGGAACAAGCTAAAACTGCACTCGCAAATGGAGATATTTCAGAAAAGCAATTTGACGCATTAAAAAGAGAAATTATTGCGACTGAACAAGAATTAGATAAATTCACAGAAAAATTAAAACACACTGATAGTTCGATGCAGGCTACACTTAAAGAAGTTGGTGGTAAATTTAAAGAGACTGGAGAAAAAATATCTTCAGTAGGTACAACTCTATCAAAAAATGTGACAGCACCAATTGTAGCAGTTGGAGCAGCAGCAACATTAGCCTTTCGTGAAATTGATGAAGGGTACGACACTATCATCAAAAAGACTGGAGCAACTGGAGAAAGTTTTGAGGGGTTAAAAAATGTTGCGGATAATATTTTTAAAAGTTTACCTGTAAGTATGAGTGATGTAGGTGTTGCGGTAGGTGAGGTTAATACTAGGTTTAAAGTTACTGGTGATGAGCTTCAAGAACTATCTACTTTATTTCTTAAGTTCGCAGAGATAAATGAAACAGACCTAAATACCGCTATAGGAATGACAAACAGAATAATGGTTCAGTGGGGGATTGACGCTAAAGAAACTGCCAATGTGTTAGGATTAATAACACAAAAAGCACAGGATACAGGAATAAGTGTTGATACTCTTATGAACGGAGTTCAGCAACACGGAGCAATTCTAAAAGAAATGGGGTTAAATCTAGGTCAGAGTATTAACTTACTTGCACAGTTTGAAGCAAATGGTGTAAATGCAGATCAAGCACTAAGAGGGTTTAGAAAAGCAGTCGCAGCCTATACTAAAGACGGACTTTCTATGGATGAAGCTCTTAAGAAAACAATTGAATCGATAAAAAATGCAGGAAGTGAAACCGAAGCACTAACTATTGCGACTAAGATTTTTGGAACTAAAGGTGCTGCAGAGATGACTAGGGCTATAAGAGAAGGTAGATTTTCTATAGATGATTTATCAAAAAGTATGTCTGAGTACGGGGATGTTGTAGACAAAACATTTGAAGGAACAGAGGACGGTATAGATAAATTTAAAGTAGCTAGTAATAATGCTAAGTTAGCATTAGGTAGTTTAGGAGAAGCAATTTCTGATGTTTTAGGACCAATTTTACAAGGGGTAGCTACAGTTCTTGGGGGTATAGCAACTTGGTTGAATAGTCTAAGTCCAACAGCTAAACAGATAGTCGTAATAATTGGACTTATAGTAGCTGCTATTGGTCCACTATTAGTAATAATCGGTACAGTCATTGGTTCAATAGGAAATATAATAACGGGTGTTGCAGCAATTTCTGGTGCTTTTAGTGCGATGAGTGGTGTAATGGCAGGTTTATCTGGTGCGGTAGTACCAATACTTGCTATAATAGCTGCGGTTGTAACATTGATATCTATAGGTAGTTATTTGAAAGATCATTGGAGTGAAATAAAAGACTTTTTTATAAATCTTTGGGAAGGAATAAAAACTTACTTTTCAGAAACATGGACAGCTATTAGTACTACTATAACCGTTGTATGGGAAGTTATTAAAAATTATTTTTCAACAACACTCACAGCTATTAGTCTTATATTTACAACTGCTTGGGAGGGTGTTAAAACTTATTTTACAGAACTTTGGCAAAGTATAACCTTAGTAGTGACTACAGTTTGGGAGAATATCAAAACATATTTTACAACTACCTTTACGGCTATTCAAACTATCTTTACATCCGTGTGGGAGAGTATAAAAAATTTCTTATCAACAACTTGGGAAGCAATAAAAACAATTTTCCAAACAGTTCTTGATGTAATAAAAAATATTATTACAAGTTACTGGGATTTTGTATTCCAAACTACAAGTACAATTTGGAATAGTATAAAAGATTTCTTATCTACTATATGGCAAAATATTAGTAACTCTATAAATACGATAGTACAGGTAATTAGTGATTTTATAAGCACTTCTTGGAATAATATAAAAAATGTTATAGGTAATATTTTAGATGGTATTTTTAACACAGTTTCAAATATCTGGAATAATATTTATTCAACAATCTCTAATCTTGTAAACTCAGCTTATAACTATGTTCAAAGCGTATTTAATAACATGTTATCGGTTGTGGGAAATATTATAGGAAATATTAGTTCAACAATCCAAAATGGATTTCAAAGTGCAGTAGATTATATTTGGGGACTAGTAAACTCAGCTTATTCTTGGGGGAGTGATTTAATTTCAGGAATTGTTAATGGAATTAGGGATAAGATAGGTGCTGTTGTTGATGCGGTAAAAGGTGTAGCTGAGACAATTTGGAGTTATTTACACTTTAGTGTTCCAGAGGTAGGACCGCTTACAGACTACGAGGATTGGATGCCAGACTTTATAAAAGGATTGTCTAAAGGTTTAGATAGTAGTAGAAATCTTTTGAAAAACTCAGTAGCTAAGTTATCAAATGATTTGGTGATAAATCCAGATTTAAAAGGATTCATACTTCCAAGAGTCAATGCAACATCAGGTATAAGTAGCGATGATTTAAACAAATTAATTCAAGCTATAAATATACCACAGGAGACAACTGGCGATATAGTTATTCCGGTTTACTTAGGTGGAACATTACTTGATGAAATAATAATAAACGCACAAAACAGACAAATTATAAAATCAGGAGGAAGGTAATATGAAAAAATCATATATAAAAATTAATAATGAAACAATACCAACTCCTGATGAGATAGACTTTGAGTTTAGAGATATTGAAGGTAGCAGTAGCGGAGTTACCGAAGCAGGAATAACACATAGAGACATTGTAAGGGAAAGTGTGATATCTATATCTTTGAAGCTAACTCTAACAAGCCAGTATCTTTTAAAGTTATCAAAAATGTTAAAACAAACTATAATACCAGTTAAATATTTCGATCCTTATTCACTAGAAGAAAAAGAAATAAATGCTTATTGTACAAATTTTAAGGTTAGTCTTTTAAATAAAAACGGTAGTCTTGGAATTTGGGGTGTTAGTTTTAAATTGGAGGAATACTAGATGTATCAGACAAGTGTTAACTTCAATAAAATGATAAAAAAGAAAAGTAGAAAGTATTTTTGGACAGGGGAGATATTATTAAAAACTGGAAAAATAATAAAATTTGATGACAAACATATCCTTAAAGACAGTGGTTATATAAGTAATTCGTGCTCAGGAAGTAATGAAATAGAACTAGGTTCAGTTTACGCTGCGGAGATGGGGATTACTTTGAAACTTGATGAATTAAAAGAGATAACATTAGACGGAAGCATTATAAAACTATATTTCAACTTAGTCTTGGAAAATAATGAAACTGAAAAAATACCACTAGGAATATTTGAAACAACTGAAGCTAACAGAACGAAGAAATTTGTTGAAATTAAAGGTTATGACTTTATGGTTAAGTTTAATAAAACTCTGAATTTTAAAGAAACATCTGGGACTATTTATGAACTTCTAGAATTCTGTTGTAAGAAGTGTAGTGTAGAACTTGGAATAGGCAAAGAAGAAATTGAAAAATTACCAAATGGAGTAGAAAGAGTCGGGATTTATGCCGAGCATGATATAGAAACGTATCGTGATTTAATTCATTATATAAGTGCAACTACTGCAAGTTTTGCGACTATAGATCGTTTTGGTAAGTTAATATTAAAAAGATTTAATACAAACTCAAATTATGAAATAAAAGAAATAGATAGGTATGAATTAAGTATCTCAGATTTTACAACTAGGTATACTGCAGTACAAAGTACAAATCTTAAAACAAAAATATCAGAGTATTATTCAAAAGAAAATGACAATGCTTTAACTATGAATATTGGTGTTAATCCTCTTATGCAGTTAGGACTTCCTGAAAAACGAGTAAGGATGTGTAAAGCAATTTTAGAAGAGGTAGCTACATTTGACTATACTCCGTTAGATAGTGTAGTCGTAAGTAATCCAGCATTTGAGGTTGGGGACAAGATTACTTTTAAAGTTGGTGTTGAAAGTTATCATACTATAGTTACATCAATTGAGTATAAAATTCATGGGAAATATAGAATTAAAAGTGTAGGTAAAAATGCATTACTATCTAAAGGTAAGAGCAAACAAGATAAGAATATTCAAGGTATATTACAAACTATTGAGTCTGATAGAGTAAAGGTGAATGCATATGTTAATGGAACTGAAATAAAAATAGGAAAGAATTCACAAACAATAATCGATATAGAATTTGCATCAAGTAAAGAAACTGATGCTTTTTTTATCGCTACTGTGTTATTTGATGTTAAAAGTTTAAAGAAATATATTGAAGAGACTGCTACCTTAAAAGATGAAAAAGAAGAAAAGAAGATAACCTTGATTAGAGAAGTTGAAGAAGATCAAAAGCTTAATATTATTTACTCATTAAATGAAGTCACAATTAGAAATCACGCACCAAAGTTTATAGCTAAAGCAGGAAGCCAAATGGTCACATTATTCTATCCACTAATAAACTTAAAAGAAAAAGTGATTAATAGATTTACTGTGGATTTCGAGTTGGAAAAAGGTAGTCTAGTTATTCCAATAGAGGGAATAAGTGCTGCGATCATAGGTAGTGCCTTAGGAGGAGATGTACCTTGGGACGGTAAAATAAAAGTAAATGAAAACTTAGGTAAGTTAACACTATCTCATAGAAAACAAGTGGATTTAAGTGAGGGTAATATAGAAGTTGAAACTTATGATGTTCCTAAATATGAATTTAGTGATGTGATTATAAAAAATGATTTAAAACGAAAATTCGTATTTGGAAATATAACCGAGAATGTAGAAGTGGAGGAGAAAAATGAAAGGTAAGACAATAATAGAATTAACCGATGTTAAAACAAAAAAGAAAGAGGTTTTAAAAGATGATAACCTCGTAACAGATGTTTTAGAAAAGATTCTAACATTAAATCCGAATGGACTACTTACAAATATTAATAAAGATACATTTTATCCAATAGTTGAAAAGATAGTAGGAGGAATCTTGTTATTTAAAGATAAAATAACAGAAGACAAAAATACTAGCTTTGTAAGTACAAGTAATGAATGTATTGGATATGCAGGACAAGTAGAAGGAGTTCAGGAAAATCCACTGCAAGGTAGTTTTAATAAGCAAGAATCGAAAGCAACGTCAAATGGTTATAAGTTTGTTTGGGATTTTGGAACATCAAAAGCAAATGGTAAAATATCGAGTGTTTGTTTAACTAATGCTAAAGCGGGAGGTGGTTATTTTGGAACAAAGAGTAATGGTGAGACAAATCGTATAAAACTAGGTGAAGATAAATATCTTATTAAGGATACAGATACTGAGATGAAGAAAAAATATGTCAATGTAGTAGAAGCTAACTTTGAAGAAAATTATATAGTATCAATAGTTCCTGAAAGTGATCATCTTAGAATAATAAAATCAAGAGAACCACTGCTTAATTTTAGATTAAATGATTCATTATCATTTTTAGCTGAGAAGAATATAACAGAAACAAAGATAAAGTATAAGAAATCTTACGGAACATATGGAGTATGTATTTATGTGGACGCAGAGAATTATTATTTATTGAAAACTAGTACTAGCGGAGGTAATACCAATGTAACTAAGTTGAAAATAAATAAAGCAAATAATTCTATGGAAGAAACTGAATTCACATTAGAAAATGTGAAAATAGAAAATATAGGCGCATACTCATTAGACTATGATTACTATAGAACTATTAAATCTGTATTGAGAGGAGGGTATGTATATGCAGTTAGCACAGATGAAAAATATGTTGTGAAGTTTGCGATAAATAACCCAGTAGATGTAACTAAAATAGAACCTAAGTTTACTCTAAAAACAGGATCAGTATCAAGACATACGACAGGATGTGGAATGTATATATTAGGAGATATGATAATAGGGACTAATTTTACTATTGATAAAAATGATAAAGTTACAGAAATAGCACAAAGCGATTTATCAACAATAGAATGTATTCCATTAAGTTATGGTCCATTTTTACTTGGATATTTTGCGAACGGAGAAAGCTCAGGGGATAAGTATTTAAGAAAAGTTTTATACTTAATTACACCATACTCAGCAACAATAAATAATTTATCGAAGACAGTAGAAAAAACGGCGGATAAAACAATGAAAATTACATATTATTTAACGGGAGGTAAATAAAATGAATACATTATTAAATTATAAACTTATAATCTCAAGTATAGGTGGTGTTTTAGGAGCATTTTTAGGAGGTATGGACGGACTTATTTATGCACTTTTAGCATTTTCAGTAATAGACTATGTGACTGGAATAATGTGTGCAATTGATAAAAAAGAATTATCTAGTTCAGTTGGTTTTAAGGGAATAGCTAGAAAGATTATTATATTCTCACTAGTTGGGGTAGCTAACATACTAGATGTTTATATTTTAGGTCATGTAGGAGTATTAAGAGCAGCGGTAATATTTTTCTACCTATCTAATGAAGGTATTTCTATACTAGAAAATACTTCAAAATTAGGACTACCAGTACCTCAGAAACTACAAAACATTTTACAACAATTAAACAAGGAGGAAAAATAAGATGGTACAAATAATAAATGAAACACTAATGAACGCAGGTCAACTTGACAGCATAGACTTTGTAGTAATTCATAATGACGCAGGAAGTATGACACCTGAACAATATGTGGAATGGTTAAGATATCGAGATAAAGCACTGGGAATAGCTCACTATTATTGTAACCGATATAGTATCGCAAGAGTAATAGATACATACAACATTGGATATCACACTGGTGAGTGGTGGAGTAATACCCACTCGATAGGTTATGAGGTATGTGAGAGTATGAAAGTCTCAGATGAGGACTTTTTAGCCAATGAAGATATGACGTTAATGCAGGCGACAGAAGACTTGATTTATTATGGCTTGCCAATTAATAAACAAACTGTAAGATTACATCATGAGTTTAGTCCAACTAGTTGTCCACATCGTAGTTTAGCTTTACATGGTGGAACAACTGATAGTGTTAAAACTTACTTTGTAGAACGTATGAATTACTTTGCGACTTTAGGAGAAACAGTTGATGAAATGTTAGGAAATACTAGTATCTCAGAACCAAGTAGATCTACAAATTCAGTATCAACTGGTGATAAAAGTAATGAAGAAATTGCACGAGAAGTTATTTCAGGAGCATGGGGTAACGGGGAGGATAGAGTAAACAGATTAACTAACGCAGGATATAATGCTAGTGCGGTTCAAGAAGTAGTGAATAGATTACTGAATGGAAATTATACATCTAATAATTTAGATGAAATAGCCCAAGAAGTAATTCAAGGTAAGTGGGGTAATGGACAAGACCGAGTTAATAGACTGACTAATGCAGGGTATAACTACAATGAAGTTCAACAAAAAGTGAATGAAATATTAGGATAAAATGCGAGCCTAGAGGAAAAGAAAATTTCTTCTAGGCTTTTTTTATTTATCATAAGGAAGATAATTCCCTGTTTTGTAATCTATAATATATCCATCTTGAGTGTTCCAAACAAAATAAATTTTATTGATTGAATAATCGCCTGAAACTATAATAATAACGATGAATATTGGAATTATATCTTTAGGTCTTTTATAAATGACACGACATTCATATACTATATAATCATTTTCGTTTTCACATAAATGTTCTCGGATTACTCCTTCTATACAGCGCATTCCTGACTTTCCATTTCTACCGACATTGGCATGTTCAGTACCTATAAAACCGTTGTAATATTCACCTGAAGAATGATAGATTCTTTTTCCTCCTAATTCTCTAGCTATAATGTGAGATTTGTGATAAATGCTTCGATTTTGTAATTTATTCCAATTTGGTAAATTTTTCAATTGGTTTCCTTTATTTGTTTTTTTATCACATTGTAAATCGCTATTATATATTTTCTTTTTAATCACTAGGGTTTTATATCCTGATGGAAGGTGATTTAATATTTCACTTCTGTTATAGTAATTGTCTTCTCTAAGGAATTTTTTTAAAGATTTTTTATTTAATTTACCTATTTTTTTATAGTTTGAGAGGTATTTGTCATATAATTTGTTTATTGTCTTTTCAGAAGAAAAATCTATTTTTTTTTGTTTCTTGGATAAGTAAATATAAATCTATAAAATCAAATTCGGTATTCATAATATACTACCTCCTTATTTATTTAAAATTTATTAAGATAAAAACCGCTATTAATGAATTATTTTTTGTTACATATATAAAGTAATTTTACCATAGATATGCTGTATTAGAAATAGAAAATATGTGAATACCTATTTTTTAATTTTTTTTTCGTTGGTTAAATTTTCTATAGTTTTCTTTACCTGTGATGTAGAGAATATAAAGATCATAGGAGTGAGGAAATATGGAACTGAAAGATGAAATAAAAAAGCTAAGAGAAAAAGGATTAGGTTATAAGAAAATATCTGTATGTCTAAATGTGTCATCCAATACAGTTAAGTCAATTTGCAGAAGAGAAAAATTAGAAAAGTTAGATACAGAAGATTTTGATACTTGCAAGGTATGTGGAGAAAAGTTAACTCATTTAAATGGGAAAAAACAAAAGAAATATTGTAGTGATGCTTGTCGAATGAAATGGTGGAAGAATAACCAAGACAAGATGAATAGAAAGGCATTTTCTACACATCTATGTAAATGTTGTGAAAGAGAATTTACATCTTATTCCAATAATAAAAGAAAGTATTGCAGTCATGAATGTTATATTAAACATAGATTTGGAGGTAGTTATGAACAATAAAAATGAAGTAACCTACCAAATCACAATTAAAATATTAAGTAACTTGTCTAGGAAAAATTTAATCACAAAAGATGAATTTAATAAATTCAAACATAAGATGTTAGAAAAGTATGATCCCAAAATATCTGAACTTTTGGAGTTATCACTTGATAAATAGTTTCTTTAGAGTGATATATAGTAATGACGAAAAGGAGGATACAATAATGAAAACTATAAAAAAGTTAGAAACACTAAATGTGACTGATGTAAAAAAGAAAAAAGTCGCAGCTTATGCAAGAGTATCACATCGAGATTTACTACAATCACTATCTGAACAAATAAGCTATTATAGTAAACTTATACAAGATAATCCTAGTTGGGAGTATGCTGGAGTTTATTACGACAACTCAGTAAGTGGAAGAAATACAAAAAATCGTAAGGAGTATTTAAGATTAATAGATGACTGTAGGAAAGGAAAGATTGATATAATTCTTACAAAGTCTATATCACGATTTGGAAGAAATACTATTGAGTTGCTAGAAACAATACGAGAACTAAAGAAATTAAACATAGGGGTTCAATTTGAAAAAGAGAATATCGATACACTCACTACAGATGGAGAGTTATTACTAACGTTACTCGCTGCTGTTTCTGAAGAAGAATCAAAGGCGATAGGTAGTAATGTAAGGTGGAGTGTAAAGAAGAAGTTTGAACAAGGATTACCACATAGCCCACAACCTATATTAGGATATAGATGGATAGGAGATTCTTATAAAATTGAAGAGTCAGAAGCTGACATTATTAGAAAGATTTATAAGTTATACCTATCAGGAATAAAACCAACACAGATATCAAGGGTATTAAATGAGGAAGGTAAACGCACAAGAAGAGGAGAGAGGTTTTCAAGACTAGCTATCTATAGAATATTATCCCAAGAAACTTATACAGGGAAACTTATATTACAAAAGACTTTTAATGTAAGAGAAAAAGGTCGTTCAGTAAAAAATACTGGTGAGAAGACTATGTACATAGTAGAAAATGCACATGAAGCAATTATTTCTCAGAAAATATTCAATAAAGTTCAAGAAATAAAAAAACAAGGTAACCTAAAAAAGGAGTAAAAGATGAATAGAAAAATTACAACTATACAAGCCAATAAGGACCTTAGTCGTCAGTCAAAACTACCTAGTATAAAAAAGAAAAAGGTCGCAGGTTACGCCAGAGTATCGACAGATAATGAAGATCAAACAAGTTCTTATGAAACTCAAATGAAGTATTATGAAGAGTACATATCAAGTAGAAAAGATTGGGAGTTTGTGAAGATGTATTCAGATGAGGGAATAAGTGGAACAAATACAAAAAAACGTCTAGGGTTTCAAGAAATGGTAAATGATGCACTAGCAGGTAAGATAGACCTCATATTAACAAAAAGTGTAAGTAGGTTCGCAAGAAATACGGTGGATTCACTATCAACTGTAAGAAAACTAAAAGATGTTGGAGTAGAGATATACTTCGAAAAAGAAAACATCTGGACATTCGATTCAAAGGGTGAATTACTTATTACAATAATGAGTTCCTTAGCACAAGAAGAAAGTAGATCAATATCAGAAAATATAACATGGTCTAAACGAAAACAAGCTGCTGAGGGTAGAGTGACATTTGCATATAATAATGTACTAGGCTTTAAACCAAAAGAGGATGGAGGATTTGAAGTAGATAAAGAGCAAGCCCAAATAGTAAGATATATATTTGGACAGTTCTTATCAGGAAAAAATCCTAATCAAATAGCAAAACATCTAACTGAAAATAAAATACCGACACCAAGAGGAAAAGAAAAATGGAGTTATAGCAGTGTAAGAAGTATTTTAACAAACGAAAAATATAAAGGTGATGCCTTACTTCAAAAATACTATGTAGCAGACTTCTTAAACAAGACTCAGAAAAGGAACAACGGAGAGCTACCTCAGTATTATGTAGAAAATAGCCATGAAGCAATAATTGATAAAGAAGTATTTGATGCAGTTCAAGTGCAGCTAAGTGAAAATAAAAAATGGTATACAGAGAAAAACTACTTTGGAAAAATTAGGTGTGGATGTTGCGGTAGTTCATACGTGAGACATTTATGGCATTCAAATGACAAATATAAAGAGACAATATACAGATGCAAAGACAAGTATAAGAATGAAGAAAAATGTGATACACCTCATATAAGAGATGATGAAATTCAAAGATGGGTAGTATCAGCATTAAATAAGGTAATTGATAATAGAAAAGAAATTATAGGTAATATAAAACTTCTGATTAAGATGATAAAAGAAGACAGGGGGTTAGATGATGAAATCATTCAACTCGAAGAAAGATTAGAAAATATCAGAACTGATGTAGAAAAGTTGATAATAACGAATTCCAAAATAGCACAAGATCAAGAAGAGTACACTAGAAAATATAATAAACTGATAGAAGAATATAAATTGTTAGAGAAACAATTAGAACAGAAAAACTTAGATTTACTGAGTAAAAACAAGAGAGTAAGAGAACTGAAAATATTTATAGACTCATTAGAAAAACAAGGTGAGTTACTAACAGAATACGATACCAAGCTATTTAATTATTTGGTAGATACGATAATAATTCATAAAGGAAAAAGTGTAGAAATTCATTTTAAAAATGGAGAAGTCATATCAATTTAG